GGTTTCAATAAATCAATCGCAAATGCTTATGTTGATAAAACTGGAAAAGCAATGGACGATTTATTGGATCTTATGAACAAGACTACCTGGTTCGATGCTGAATCAGCAGTAAATCAAGGATTTGCCGATAGAATCATGTTTGCTGGAGAAATTGCTCCTGCATTTGCTGCAAGCGAAACTCCAATGATTCCACATGACTTTATCAACAAAATGAAGTCAGCAATGACTCCAGATGTCGATAAAATTGCTGAGATGGTAGCTAATAAGTTAGAAGCTCGACAGATTGCAAAAGAGACTTTTGAAAATAGTGAATTTGTACAGAAAAGATTCACCCTTCCAGAAAGTCCAGAAAATAACACAAACAAGACTGTACCGAAAGGGTTCGGTCTTTTTATGTTTTAAGAAAGGAAAAAACAGAATGACAATGCAATTATCTAACCAGTTTGAAAAACAACGTCAGGCATTTTTGGATGCCGTTGCAAATGGTGCACCTCAAGAAGAACAAGCGAAGCTATACAATGAAATGATTGAGTCTATGACCAATGAAATGATTGCTCAAGCTCGTGATGCTGCTCGTGAAGAAGTTTCAACTTTGAATCCATACGATGCCAAACTTACTGCAGAAGCTCGTGAGTTCTTCAATGACATTGAAAAAGTTGCACCTAAAGGAGTCGAAAAACTCTTCCCACAAGAAACAATTGATCGTATCTTTGAAGATATGGTTAAAGCGCGTCCATTGCTTCAACATATTGGTCTTAAAAATGCCGGTATTCGTTTAAAATTCCTCAAGTCAACGCAGACTGGACAAGCTCTTTGGGGGAAAATCAATGGAGCAATCCAAGGTCAGTTGAAGCAAGAATTTAACGAAGAAGAATCTATCCAAAACAAATTAACTGCATTTGTAGTCATTCCTAAAGACTCTGAAAAATTCGGTCCAGCTTGGTTGCAAGCCTTTGTTTCTGCCCAAATCACAGAAGCATTTGCAGCAGCACTTGAAGCAGCATTCTTGAATGGTGATGGGGATGACAAACCTATTGGGCTTTCTCGTACTCTTACAGGAACTGCATCAGGTGGTAAAACAACTTATGCTGAGAAAACAGCTGAAACAACTAAGTTGACTTTTGCCGACTCAGCTACCGTAGTCAAAGAATTGACAAAGGTTTATAAACATCACTCTGTGAAAGCGGATGAAACAACTCCTGTTGCAGTTGAAGGCAATCTTGTAATGGTTGTTAACCCAGCTGATGCTTGGGATGTGAAGAAGCAATACACTTCGTTGAACGCTCAAGGTGTATACATTACTGCTATGCCTTACAACCTTATCTTAGTTGAGTCAGTAGCACAAACGGCAGGTAAAGTTACTACATTTGTTAAAGGTCGTTACGATGCATTCGTAGGTGGTGGTATTGAATTTGGTCGCTTCACAGAAACGTATGCTTTGGAAGATTTGAACCTTTACACTGCTAAGCAATTCGCTTATGGTAAGGCTCATGATGAGAAGACAGCTGCAGTCTGGACCCTACAACTTCCTCAAGCTTAATCTCGGAGTTGAGTTATGACTACGGAAGAACAACTTCATCCACTCCTTAAATCTTTCAAGGAGCGGATGAAGATTTTTCATAATGGAGAGGATGAAAATATCTCCAGGATATTGGAAAGTTCTGAGACCTACATTCTTAAAACTGTTGGTAGTCAAGATATTTCTGACCCACGGATTAAGGAATTAGTTCAAGAACGTGCAAGATACGTCTACAATGACCAAGTCGAGTTCTTTTATGAGAACTTTCAGGGGGATTTGATGATGCTATCTCTAGAAAATTACGAACCTGAGGGAAAACATGATTAAGGTTTTAAAAGAATTTTACGATCTCAAGGAAGGGGTATTTCGTTCTGTTGATGAAGAATTTGAAGCGACAAAAGAACGCTTTGATGAAATCAATGAAGCATTACCTGAATTTGTAGAATGGTTAGAAAATCAGGAAGAAGTAACAACGTCTGATGTCTTATCATAATCGCCCCAGCTTTCGCTATAAAAAGCCAGAGGCTCAAAATGGAGATTTAAGAACCCCCTTGACTTTCTATACTTCTAAAGTTGAGGAGGGGCTTCATGGTCGAGATATAGCTCATAAGAAAGCTTTTTATACGATGGGGCAAGTTTACTCCCCTAGTTTTAAAGATATTGAGATTGCGACAGGAAAGTCCATGAAAGCTAAGATAACTTTAAAAATCCGAGATCCTTTGTCTGATTATCAGCCGAAGAATGATCATTTTGTCGAAGTTGAAGATAGTCGTCTCAGTGGTAAAAAGTGGCAAATTGTCGATGTTCGTCCTGATTTTGATAATCGGGATTTTTTGATAGTCGTTATCGGTGGTGGTCAAGATGTCTAGTGGAGCAGAATTGAGAGGTTTTGATGATGTTCTAAGAAACATTGAAACCCATCTTGGTGATAACAAGGTCAAACGAGCTACTAGTCGAGCCTTGAAGGCAGTCGCAGACGAGACCTTAGAAGAATTCAAGGGTGCTTTGCAGGTCTACAAAGATACGGGAGAAACTATTGAAAGTGCTACTGCAGGGCGTGTTGCTGGCCTTGCTACTGGCGTTCCTGTTGTTAAAATCGGTTTTGGCGATGGTTCTCGTTGGCGTTTGGGTCATTTGAATGAGTTTGGGTATGGTAAGAACCCACATCCAAGAGGTTTCGGTGTAATCAGACGTTTCTCAGAAACAAATGCTAAAACATACAAATACAGAATCGCTAGTCATTTGAAGATAGAAGGATTTTAGATGATTAAAGATAAGTTCAATGAACTCTATGAGGTTTTGAAAAAAGATGAGACTTTAGCTGGAATCAGTATCAAATCTTTCAAACGTCCAGAATCAGTACCAAATAACGAGACAAGTATCGTTATTAAACCAGTCGGTCCTCCGATGCAGGTGGTTCATGGTAGTGATACCAGTCTGTCTAAGATGTTTCTCTATCAGGTCAATGTAGAGTCTATTGACTACATGGAGTGTAAAGTACTCCAAAGAAAAATTGAAAAGATTATGGAAGAACAGGGATTCTATCAAACTACTGGTGGTTTGGATGAATGGATTCCAGAAATTAAACGCTATGTAGATGCCCGAACCTACAAAGGTCGGAGTGCTCTATATGAAAAATACTAAAAAAGAAAGAGGTGCTATAAATGGCATTAGTTGGTTTTAAACGCATGACAATTCGTGTGTTGGATGGGAATGCTACTCCGACACTTGGAGAAAACCTTTTCGTGATTGAAGGTAAAACTGGTGAAGGTGCGACTCGTACTGCTAAGATTTCAGGTCTTGCAAGTGATCCGGTAAAAACATACGGTAGTGACGTTGCTTACCATGTATCAAACCGTGGTGTGGGCGATGTGAAGATGGAAATGACTGCGGTTGATATTCCTTCAATGGTATTGGCTAAGATCCTTGGACACCGAGTGAAAGATGAAATCATTGGCATCGGTGCTGATACTACTGCGCCATTCTGCTCAGTCATGCTTGAATCTAAGACTGCAAATGGAACCCAGGCACAAGTCGGATTCTTTAAGGGGCAGTTCTCAATGGATTCTGAAGAGCTTGAAACACTTAAAGACAAGCAAGAAGAACTTCCAGATGATAGCTTGAGTTTTGCTGCAATCGCGAGTGATGATGTTGAAACAGAAGGTCTTTACTATGTTAAATACATCGGTAAGGATGAAGCCAAACTCAAAAAATTCAAAGGTCAGCTTAAAATGGTTGCTGCAGGGTAGGAAGAGGGCGCAAGCTCTCTTTTTATCTTTTTTCTAGAAAGGAAAGTATATGGCAAAGGTTAAATTTTTAATTAAAAACGAAAAGGGTCAGGACGTTCAAAAGACCAGTAAGGAAATTACTACTAAGGATTATCGTGACTACCTGATTCTCAATGAAGCACTATCTTCTGACTTGTCTGAAGTTGAAAAATTAGACAAGCAATTAGAATTCATCGCCTCATTGTTTGAAGACTTGGAAGTGGAAGAATTATTGAAATACACAGACATGGCTGATATTTTCGCAGTATTCACTGACATCTATTCTCATTTGGTAGGTGATGTTGACCCAAAGGAGAAAAAATAAAGCCAAGCGAAGCATTAAAAAGATTTTATAAATTTATCAAGCAAGCGACTGAAGGGCCATACAGCATGAGTATTCGGGATGTCATGGATACTAGTTGGGAGGATCTAATGGGCGTTCTTGGTGAAACTGAATCTGCTAAAACCGAAGAAGTCATTGATCTAGCTGACTTTCTAGAAACAATTTAAAAAGGAGGATTCGAATGGCAGGTGGAACGCCGTTAGGTCAAATGTATATCGAGCTAGGGCTGGACGTGTCGAAGTTCAATCCTACTCTAAATGGTGCTAAGAATGCGGTTAAATATTTTCAAAGTAACGTAAAGGCGCTAGATAGTTCTCTTAAAAATAACGGTAAAAATACAGACTTACTTCAAGCTAAGTACAAGACACTTGGTAAAGCGATTGAAGCGCAAAGAAAAGTCTTGGAACAGATGAAGAATAGCTTTGATACTCTCGAACCTGGCACGGCTAAATTTGATAAGGCCGCTGCTGAGATTGAACGCGAAAATGCCAAGTTGGCAGCTATGGAAGGTCAACTTCATAGAGTGCAGCAAGCTCTGATCGCAGTTGGGAAAGAAAATAGCTTTGCGAATCGTATTAACAAACTCGGAGATAGTCTGATTAAAGGCGGAGATAAAATCAAAACTTTTGGTGACAATATTTCAAGTTTCGGAGGCAAGTTAACAACAGGGTTAACCGCACCTTTAGTTGCTAGTGTCGGCTTAATTACAAAGGCTGCGATTGATTATGAGAGTGCGTTTGCTGGAGTTAAGAAAACAGTAGACGAAACTGCTACCGTGTCTTACCAGAAGTTATCAGATGGCATTCGTCAGATGGCTAAAGAATTGCCAGCCAGTGCAGTAGAAATTGCCAACGTAGCTGAGGTAGCTGGTCAGTTAGGTATCAAGACCGAAGATATTCTCTCATTCTCTCGAACCATGATTGATATGGGAGAATCAACAAACTTGAGCGCTGAAGAGGCTGCAACAGCCATTGCCAAGATTGCTAACATCATGGGATTGACGTCGGACGAATATTCTCGATTTGGCGCAGCTGTTGTAGACCTTGGTAACAACTTTGCGACGACTGAAAAAGACATCGTTGAGATGACCAACCGCTTAGCCGCAGGTGGTAAGTTGGCTGGATTAAGCACAGCAGATATCTTAGGTCTTGCTACGGCTATGAGTTCAGTTGGTATTGAGGCTGAGGCAGGTGGTACTGCCATGACTCAAACACTGACTGCAATTGGCAATGCCGTTTCATTGACAGGTAAGGGAGCAGCTGATGACTTGAATCTTATTGCTAAGACTGCCGGAATGACATCAGAGGAATTCCAACAGGCTTGGAAAGAGAAGCCTGTTGTTGCCTTGCAATCCTTTATTAAAGGACTTCAAGAAGCGCAAGATAAAGGCGTGAACATGAACGCTATTTTGATGCAACTTGGAATGACAGGCGTCCGACAAAGTAATATGCTAAAATCTTTGGCTCTGGCTTCAGATAAGATGGGACAGGCTGTGGATCGTTCGAATAAGGCTTGGAAAGAGAATACTGCTCTGACTAATGAAGCCAATAAACGATACGAGACCACAGAATCACAATTGAAGATGTTCAAGAACCAAGTAACAGACTTAGCTATTGAGTTTGGGGGGGCACTCCTAAAGGCTCTCCGTGAAGGTCTTAAAGCAGGAAAACCTTGGATTGAGACATTAGCTAAAATGGCGAAACAGTTTAGCTCAATGTCTGAAGAACAGCAAAGAAATATCCTAAAATGGGGGGCTTTGGCAGCAGGAGCTGGACCAGCTCTAACAATTCTAGGGAAAGGTCTAGGAATCATAGGAAATTTAACAAAAGCTCTTGGATGGCTGACAAAGGGAACCGGTAAAACAGTAGGTGGTTTATCTTTGATGCTTAAAACTTTCCAAGCTTTTAGAACAACTGGAAATTTAACATCTGCTTTTCAATTGGCAAGTACTGGGATGGCTTCGTTCGGAACAGCAACAGCAACAGCTTCTACATCAACAAGTCTTTTAACAACAGCATTAGGAACGCTTGCAAGTCCTCTTGGTTTGATAGTTGGAGGCCTGAGTCTCGCTACAGCTGCTATTGTTTACCTCGGAAACGAGAAAGACAAAGCTCGCATCAAGACGGAAGAATTCGGTTCACAATTAAGTGATACTACTAGGGGTGAACTCAGAAATTTCCAGAAGACAGTTGATGAAACAACTACGGCAGTCGCAAATTTCGGAACACACGCAGGAGATGCCGAGAAAGTTTCTGGTGCTTTCAAAAAACTTTACGATGAAATCGTAGATGGTGCAGATAAAGTCAATAAACGTATGGCTGAGCTTGGTTCTAAATGGGGTCTTAGTGAAGAAGATATTGCTAAAGCTCAAGAAAAGAATGCTCAAGTAGTATCTAATACTGAGACTATGATGAATCAAATCAATGACATTTATCAACGCCACAATGGAGATGCGAGCAAGTTCTCCCGAGAAGAGAAAGAAATCATCTTGAATAATCAGAATGAGATGATTAAAGCCAAGCTCTCAATGATGGACTTGTCAGCTGAGCAACAAAAGGCTGCCTTACAAGCTTTAAATGGCGAAGTCAGAAATCTGAATGAGACTCAGTTAAATCATACAAAAGATGTTCTGAAAAAGGCTCTCGATGAGGAAAAGAAACTCTATGAAAATTCAAAGAGTGAGTTAAAAGAGTTGTTGGCCGGAAAGGCCATAGATCAGGAAACTTATAACAAGAAAATGCAGGCTCTAGAAGCTAACCATACTCAAACTATGGAAGCTCTGGGTGTTAAGTATTATCAAGTTATGCAGAATCTTGATGCGAAAGTAAAAGCCCGCACTGGTCAAAATTGGAACTACTGGGAAGAAGCCAAGAAAGTTCTAGAAGAATATGGACTATCCTATGAAGTGATTGGCCAGAAGGCAGCAGAAGCTTCTCGAAAAATGGGGGACTCCCACAGCATCCTCGCCAAATATACTAGTGATATGAGCAAGGAAACAAGAGAAGCCAACGACGCTTGGTCTTTGCTGGTTGGAAACATCAATGAAAATGGTAATTTTGAAGTTAAATCGAATGTTAAGGAAGTAATCGGAGAAGCAACTAAATCTGCAGAAGGCTGGGAGCAATTTAAGTTCATCGCAAAAAATGCAGATATCAATTCTAACGCTCGTGTGACAATCGCAGAGGCTCTTGTAGAGTCAGGTAAGTGGTCAACTATGTCACTTGAAGAAAAACAACTAATTGTTCAAAATCAAGCGGGACTGCAAGCTATCTTTGACAGTGAGTCACAGTTGAAAATTTGGAACAGTATGCCTGCGGAAGTCAAGGAACTACTTTTGAAAAATGCAGATGTCATGAACAAAGCTGAAGAGGCTTCAAAAGCTTTATATAACTACGAAGCCCTCACACCTAAGCAGAAAGAGTTGCTTGCTACGGATGAGAATTTCAGAAACGCTGTTGCTCGTTCGACTGACACGTTAACAACTTGGAATGCGACAGTTCCATTTACAAAAGATTTGAAGGCTGATCCAACAAGCGTTTTAAACAATAGTCAATTATCAATTGATAAAATTTTGTCCTGGAATATGACAAGCGCTGATACAAAATCATTGGATGCAGTAGACAATACGGGTGCAGCGGTCGGAAGTGCAATCATTAGCGTGAATTCTCCAAGACAAGAAGCTCCTATTGATCTGTTCGCTACCGACCAAACAGGTGGAGTAAGAAACGAAACGAGCAGTGCTATTAATGCAATTAAACAATATAATCCAGTAGATATATCAGCCCAAAATAGCACACAAGGAACTGTAAATGAAGTCCAAAGTGGTGTGAACGGCATTCAAGATAGAACGGTTACAATTAATGCTCAAGACAACGCTTCTGGGGTGCTTGCGGGCATTAGAAGCTGGATTGATAGTGTAACAGGTAATTTCTTTACTACTATTTTCGCAAGTCAGCATGCTCATGGTACGAACTATCACCCAGGCGGACTTGCGGTAGTCAACGACCAAAGAAATAGTAATTATAAAGAGCTTGTTACTCTTCCGGATGGTAGAAGTTTCATTCCTGAAGGACGAAATGTCCTTCTTCCACTACCTAGAGGATCTAAGGTGTTGCGAGCAGATAAGACCAGACGTCTGATGCATGAAATGGGCGTTCCTAAGTACGCTTCAGGTATCGGGATCCCGAGTGATGCTAAATTTCTTAGAGAAATGGAACAAGCACAACAAAATATTGTTGTTCAACACCAATACACAAATAAGGGGCAAGATACAGATAAAGTTGTGTCTGAGATGAGGATTCTGAGAGCAAGTATGGAGAAAATCCTTACTGCTATCCTTGAAAAATCGCCAGATGTCTACTTAGACAATGAAATTATTTCACGCAAAACCTACGAACAGCATGGAGCAATTTACGCAAGGGAGGGTATTTAATGTTTTACATGATTATTAATGGTTTTAATACATCTACTATCCCTCACTGCGTTGTGACGGATTTTGGAGAAGTCGAGGCTGCCAAACCTCATGCGGAATCAGTAGATGTATATGGTTTGAACGGAAGTTATAGAGTGCTAGATGGCTCTTATGAAAGCTACGAGCGAACGATATCTTTTTATGTACCAAAACTAGTAGATATTTCAACAATTGTAGATAAATTTCAGCCAAAAGAAAATGTAATAGAATTCAGTTATCAACTTGGATCATATTTCTATGCAGACTTTTCAGGAGCGACCTACAATCGTAACGGAATGCATGCATGGAAGATAGATGTCAAGCTAATCATCCAACCCTTCCGATACCAGAAGAGCGTAGATCCTGTGGTTCTTACTGCATCTGGTACAATCAATAATCTTGGGACGATTTATTCGGAACCAATCATTGAAGTCGAGGGGGATGGTGACATCTCTCTCACGATTGGTCGGAAGACCATGTATCTTGCGATTAAGACCAAGGCTACGATTGATTGTAGGCAAGGCAAGCAAAACATCTATAACGCTACTGGAGCAGTTCAGAATACGCTTCGTAAGCGTGGAGGGTTCTTAGAAATCCCAACAGGAAAGGTTGGTGTTTCATTTACTGGAACCGTCCGTAAGATTACTATTAGACCGAATTGGAGGTATAAGATTTGATTTATTTAACAAATGGAAACATGCCTCTGAATGCTGCTTATGCTGATGAAATTGTTCAAGAGGATAATAGCACCTACCAATTGAGCTTCCGATTTCCGACATCCGATCCCTTGTGGGAGAAGCTGAAGGAAGAGACATTCTTAACGGCTGACGATCTTCACGGTGAACAGGATTTCGTGATTTTTGAAGTCGAGAAAAAGCATGGATATATTCAAGTCTATGCCAATCAAGTATTCACACTCTTGAATAACTATGTGGTCAATCCAATTTCTTTGGATAGGCAGACTGGTTCGACTGCCTTGAGTCGTTTTGCTGGAAGCATCACTCGTGACAATCCGTTCTCATTCTTTTCTGATATTGAAGACAGACACACCTTTAATATTGGCTCTAAGAATGCTATGGAGGCATTCGCGAAAGATAAGCACTCTATTATTGGTCAATGGGGTGGCGACCTTGTTCGTCATGGTTACCAGGTTCGCTTGTTAAAAAAAGGCGGTTCAGAGAATGAATCGCTTTTTATGTACAAAAAGAACCTATCTAGCTATCAGCACAAGACGTCTACTAAATCTCTGAAGACTCGAATTACTTTCAAGACTACCGTCAAAGGTGAGGGAGAGAAAGCGCCTGATCGTACATTCACGGTTACAATCGATAGTCCACTTATTAACAAATACAGTCAAATCTACGAAGATGTGATTGAGGTTAATGATCAGGACGTGAAGGATGAAGCGAGCCTACGGAAGTATGGTGAGCAGTATTATCGAACATCGCTCTGTGACATGATGGAAGATAGCCTTGAGATTGAGGTTGTCGGTCAGAGTGACGTGCCTGTTCAGATGTTTGATGTCGTGAGTATCTTCCACGAGCACTACAATCTCGACGTGCGTAAGAAGATTACTAAATACACTTACTCACCAATGGGCAAGAAATTGAAGACAATTGGTTTTGGCCAGTTCCAGTCAGGTCTTGCAAATGCGATTGGTAACGCAGTGAGTGATGCCGTCAAGGGTGAAGCTCAACAACTCCAAAGTGATTTTGAAAGGCAGTTAGCAAGAGAACTCAAGAATGCTGACCTTGCGTTTGATCGTAAAACTGAAGAACTGAAGAACGAGTTTGAAGATGGGTTGAATGCTACTAGAGCTAAAGCCGAAGAAGTCAAGAGAGAACTGTCTGATACTATCGACCAGCGCTTCAATAGCTTTAACAATGGTCCATTACAAGAAGCCAAGCGCAGGGCTGAAGAAGCCTTGCGAAATGCTGGAGCAAGCAGCTTACTCGCTCAGGAAGCCAAGCGGATTAGTCTAGATTCGATTACAAAACTTGAGGAGCTTAAGAGACAGACTACGAGCGCTCAGACGGCTCTGTCGGGCGATTTGGATGTTCTGAAACGGACGGTCGCAAATGAGGTCAATCAAGCTTCAGAGTATCGCAGAACGACCACAGAGGCTCTTAGTCGCATGACTGGCCAGATGAATGGATTTGCGACGAAATCAGAAGTCGCTCAGGGTATCGATGGGCTGACTCAGACTTTCGCTAAAATGAGGGTCGGTGGACGGAATTTGTTAAGAGGTTCGAAAGGGCCTTTTCTTCCAGATAGAAAGCCAGCAAATTTTGACAACAACATTCTGTATGTAGGAAATACGTCTATTTACATGGAACAGGGGCAGGAATATATCATTTCTGCCAAAACGGACGGGAACTTTACAGCTCATCATGATGGACTTAAAGAATCCGATAACGTAGTTCTTTGGATTATGGACAAGGATGTCAGAAATTATCAAATTGTATCAGACCTCAAGACAGGTACCACAGGAACGAAAATCATTTGGAATAAGCCAACAGGGATTTATCATCTACGAGTTAACACTTATCACAAAGAAGCAACCAAAAGCGTCTGGGACGTGAAGATCGAGAAAGGGACTATCGCGACTGATTGGAGTCCAGCTATTGAGGATGTAGAAACTCAAATCACAGAAGCTAGGACTGAATTTAAGCAGACTGCTGATGGTCTATCTACTAAGATGGCAGCGGTTGAAACCTATGTTGGTCAAGATAATCAGCGACAGGAATCCTTGAGAAGATACACTCGAGAAGAGAGCGCACGACAAGCGACGACAGTTCGTGAGCTGGTCGCTCGTGATTACGTTGGTAAATCAACCCACCAGGAAGATGTGAGAGGTATTGAGCATAGGCTTGAAGCTATTACCAACCCACAAAATGGCTCGATTGCCACTCAGATTGCCAAATACAAAACAGCAGTAGACGGACGATTCGCAGACATGACGTCAATGATTTCTGGCAAGGCTAATCAGACAGACTTCCAGAGAGTCAGAGAGACAAGCCAGCTCTATGAGCGAATTTTAGGCAATACTGAAAATGGGATTACGGATAAGGTCGCTCGCATGGCTCTGACTAACCAGCTGTTTCAGATTGAGGTGGCCAAAAATGCTAGCAATGGTCAAAATTTGTTGAAAGGTACAAAAAGTTTTTCTGGTGATTGGGAAAATATGGCTGCTGGCTGGAAAAAACATCCAGACAAGTATCAAGGATGTGATGTCTTGTTTAAAAACAATTCGTGGAATGGTATTGGGCAAGAGTTTGATGCAAAGATTGGCGAAATTTATACATTCAGTTTATGGATGAAGAGTGACTGGAAAAATGACACAGTATATCTTTTTGTTAATAGAAACGGCTCTGTTGAGAAGGGGTGGGGCGTTCCATCTGAAACATCGGTCGCTATAACAAGTGAATGGAAACGTTACTCATTTACTTTCAAAATTACTGCAAATGGGTTTATCTTCCCTCGTATAGAGCGTCCTAACCAAAACACAAATCTTTACGTTGCAGGCCTCAAGCTTGAAAAAGGATCGTATGCAACACCTTACACCCAAGCCCCAGAAGATACAGACGAAGCGATTCGCACGGTTCAAAGTCAATTGGCTGGTTCATGGGCCGTTCAAAATCTGACAAGCGCTGGATCTATCGTTTCACAAATCAATGCGACGAACAATCAAATCTTGATTGAAGCTGAAAAGATTCGTTTGAAAGGCAAGACCTTGCTTGATGAGCTGACAGCTATTCAAGGTTATTTCAAACGCTTGTTTGTAGGCGATGCCAGTGTCGGAACGCTCAATTCAGACATCATTAGATCTAACTCTATCACGGCAGATAAGTTGGTCATGGATATGGCTATGGCCAGACGATTTGTATCAAGCGATATCTTTACGGACACGCTTGCTGCTAAAGAAGCCTTTATCAATAAGCTTCGGTCAGTCGTAGTCACTGCAACCTTGCTTGAGGGTTACAAAGGCCGTATTGGTGGATTCCAGATTGGTACACATGAGAAAGATTCGTCGGTGTACTGGATCACTGGCCAAAATCAATTTTCTGTCGGCATGAGCAACGGGTCTGGCCACTGGTCACAGACAGCTTTGTGGGTCAACTGGGGGAACAACTGGGGAAGTCCTGGTAATTCAGCATGGTTCGTGAAGAATAACGGAAAAATGTATTGTTACAATCAAGCTGAATTTTGGAACACACCTATTGTTCACGGAAATTTGGAAGTGACTGGCGATATATTCTTCCGTCTTCCAAGTGGAAGAATCGGTTATTGGACAAGTTCGGGTTCATTTAAACGATTTGAAGAGAATGCTGGTTATATTTATTTTTATAGATATGATAACTCTTACTCTTGGATTCCAATAAACAAAGATATCTCAGACAGAAGATACAAGAGCAACATTCAAGATAGTCAAGTATCAGCTCTTGATGTGATTGAAAATCTAAAAACATACTCTTATCGCAAAGAGTACGATGACAAGGTTGAAGATATTTCATGCGGTATTATGGCGCAGGATGTCCAGAAATATGTTCCTGAAGCTTTTTATGAGAATCCTGACGGCGCATACTCATATCGAACATTTGAATTGGTGCCTTATCTTATCAAGGCCATTCAAGAACTAAATCAAAAAATACAGAAATTGGAGAAAACAGCATGAACGAACAAGATAAACAAATCAGCAGCCTGACGATTAAATCGTTAGGTGAAAAAGTCGGTAATGAGGCTACTCAATCGGCTACGCTCGAAGCCCTCTACACAGTGACTGCGATGGAGCTCGAGCAGATGAAACGGATCATTGAATCTGACGAAGAGCTTAAGGCAAAATTTGAAGAAGTGAAAGGAAAAATGACAAATGGCAATTAATGGTTATGAACTAGCAAGCAAGCCTTACACACGAGGCTTCGGAGACAACATTAAGACTGTGGTAGAGATTCGTCTCTCGGAAGGCAATCGCTATAGTACGAACATGCGTGAGCTTGTAGGAGACCGCACGGCTGAGCAAGAGGATGTATTGATTCAAGCAGTGCTTGATATCATCAAGGCTGAATTGGATCCAGGAGCTGCAATTGTGCAAGCGCAGAATAAACTTGAACAAGCTGAGCAGCAGATTGCGCAAAACAAGAGTGAACAGAACAAGCTTGCAGCTCTTATTAAGCAAACTGAAGAGAATTCGAAGGTGAATCAGAAGGTCATTCATGTTCTTGTCTTGAACTCTGTCATGAGCAAGAATATCGAGTACGGCACGATTTATAAAGAATTGGTTGAGTTGATTCCTCTGGCCGAGGTCGGGAAGACCTACTTACCACATGACCTAATTACCATTGAAGACCCTGAGCACGTTGAAGTGAATGGTGAAGGCAAGCGCATCCTAGTGCAGCTTAACAAAGAATTCACATACAACGGTGAACCTGTCAGCGCATTTGTGACGAATGGTACTCTTGAACAAAACGGAACGGGTGTCGCTTGGAAATTTGAAGGGAAAGAGTAGAGGTGTGTATGCAAGATTTAGTATTACAAGATTTACTCGAGCACCTTAAAAATCTATCGTATAGTCCGTACATTCATTTCTTTTTTTGGTTAATGGTTTTGGATATCATCACTGGCTATATCAAAGCATTTAAAACAAAGCGATTTGATAGCAAAATTGGCACAATGGGATTGATTCGTCATTTCATTGTGTTCGCTGTTATCTTACTTGTCGCGATGTACTCTCGCTCTCTTGGCGTACGTAGCTTCGGTATAGCGTGGACAATGTTCTTCTCGTTCAATTATCTATTCTCAGTAATCGAGAATTGGGAGATGATTGGGTTAGCATTTCCAGAGTTTTTGAAACCATACATCAATCAAATTAAGAAGGATAATGCTAGAAAACTTGGTCAATTACTAGTTAATGTTGACCAGAAAGATAAAATCGAAATCGAAGTTAAGGAGAAAGACGATGCAACAAATTAACGAAATCATCATCAATGCAGCAATTAGCATTCTTGTCATTTTGACTGGTATTGCAGTCAAAACTGTTAAAGAATACCTCGTTCAAAAAGGAGGAGAAAAGACAATCAAGATTGTTGAAATCCTTGCTAAAAATGCGGTCAATGCAGTTGAGCAGGTATCTGCTGAAACTGGCTACAAGGGCGAGGAGAAGCTGGAGCAAGCACGAACTAAAATCCGTTCAGAACTCAACAAGTACAATATCAGCATGACTGACCGCGACCTTGATACATTCGTTGAGTCAGCAGTGAAGCAGATGAATGATGCGTGGAGAGGGGAATAGTAATGGATATTGATACAAGTAGGTACAGAGAAGGACTTCCTCAGATTGGTTATGTCCCTTATCGTCAAATTCACGCTCATTCTACTGGAAATAAAAACTCAACTGCCCAAAATGAAGCAGACTACCATATGCGCCGACCTGTCGAATCTGGCTTCTTCTCACATGTTGTCGGCAATGGCAGAGTCATGCAAGTAGGACCTGTAAACAATGGGTCTTACGATGTGGGCGGTGGCTGGAATTATGAAACGTATGCAGCAGTCGAACTGATCGAAAGTCATTCTACCAAAGAAGAGTTTATGGAAGATTACCGTCTGTACATCGAATTGTTACGAAATCTAGCAGATGAAGCAGGTCTTCCTAAAACGTTGGATTCGGACGCATTGGAAGGTATTAAGTCGCATGAATACTGTACCAACAATCAACCTAACAATTATAGTGACCACGTTGATCCATATCCTTATTTAGCAAGCTGGGGCATCAGTCGTAGTCAGTTCAAGCATGATATTGAAAACGGTCTTGAAATTAAAAAAGGATGGCAAGAAAATTCTACTGGTTGGTGGTATGTACGTTCAGATGGTTCTTATCCAAAAGAGAAATTTGAAAAAATCGATGGCACCTGGTATTGTTTTGACGGTTCTGGTTATATGCTCTCGGATAAGTGGAAGAAGCATTCAGACGGCAAATGGTACTATTTAGACCCTTCAGGAGCCATGGCCACTGGCTGGAAGAAAATCGATGGTAAATGGTATTACTTCGATACAGAAGGAGCCATGAAGACTGGCTGGGTTAAATATAAGGGCGTATGGTACTACCTCGATGCCAAGGATGGCGACATGAAATCCAAGCAGTTCATCAAATCAGCAGATGGTACAGGTTGGTACTACCTTAAATCAGACGGAACAATGGCAGACAAACCAGAATTTACGATTGAGCCTGATGGGCTCATCACCACAAAATAAAATAAAAAAACAGAAAGATTAAAAAATTATTACACTAACCGCAGGCAGTAGCTTGCGGTTTTTTGTTTTGTCCGAAAAGGTTGGATTTATAATCCAAGCTATTTCTCTGAAAATCGAAAAAAACAGTGAAATTACTCACTGATCCTTTTGCAAACTATTAGGAATTAAATTGTAACCTTCTCAACTATACGGGCAAAGGTGAGTATGAAAATGAATACGAAGATGAATACGATTTAAAAAAATGACGAAAATCAACGGAAATGATTTTAAAGAAAAATAAGCAAAAACTCAACTATTGATAATCAACAGAAAGCATTGGAAAACATTTGTCACTTATACCATAGTTAGTGACAGTTCCTGTTTT